GCCATGTCGTCATGCAGCAAGTGCAGCGGCAGCGACCGGGCCGCCTCCTGGATCGACTTCGAGAGCGACCCGGGAAGGAACGCTTCCGTCATGAACCCCAGATCGGTCCGGACGTTGTACGGGACAGCGGTCGCCTGAATGAACCCGCTGTTCGTGATGTCGAGATCCTCGAGCGCCAGCTGTGTCGTGCGCTGTTCGGTGAACAGTTGCCCCGCGGTCATCCTGCCTCCTGCCCGCCCGGCAGCACAGTGAGCTCCGGGTTCTGGTTGTCGCCGGCGGCCGCCGGGTCACGTACTGCCTTCGGTTCCCGGAGCGTCCCGATCGCCGGGGTCGCCGCCCAGCCCATGTACAGCCGCGCCTCTTCGCGCGTCATCAGCCCGTCATCTACGGCTTTCCCGACTGTCGTCAGCGAGGTCTGGAAGTCGTCGCGGGTGAGCTGGTTACGGTCGAGCCGTACGTCGCGAGATCCCGGGATCCACTTCGCGCCCCAGATCGTCTCGAGATCGTGCATAACCGGGCCCAGCGAGGTGCGTTGCAGCTCGAGGAACAGCGGGCCGGGCGACCGGTAGGTGTGGCTCGACGCGGGAGCGTTCAGCCAGAACCCGTTGAGGTTGAGCATGTTCGCGACGTCGTTCAGCGACATTTGCCGAGCCAGTGTCGATTCCTGCGCTTCGGGCGAGAAAGACAGCGGCTGGATCACGGTCCCGTTCGGGAAGATGCCAGGCCGGCGGCTCGACCCACCGAAGCGCCGTTCCCAGTTCTCCGCCGCGTCGTCAGCGTTCTCCTGCGTCAACACCTTCTGCGGAGCGATCACGGCCACGGACGGGACCGACCCATTCTTGAGCGCATTCCGTTCGGACGCTTCCTGCAGCGCGATCCGGTCGAGACTGTTCAGGTAGCGCTCGACCAGTCCCCAGCCGCGCCACGGCTCACCCGGTGCATACCCCCATTTGACGTGGACAACGTCCTCACGCCGAGTGATCTTTTGCCCGTTGAGGTAGTAGTCCGGGAACCCGCGGCCACGGGACGCATCGACTGACCACTCAGCGGCCGGGAACCACGTCGTGCTGCGCGCGGTGCCGAACTTGTCGCGGCTCGAGATCAGGTGCAGCGCGTTGCCGTGCACGAGATAGTCCTCGACGTGCACCCGGACGAACGACGCGAGCGACCCCAGGATCGGATCCGGCAGCTGCAGCACGTCCGGGCGCGGCGTGACCGGGGTCGGCCCGTCGTACAGGTCGAGATCGCATTGCGAGATCAACCCTCCATAGAGCGCCAACGCGCGCCCGACCGCCGGCAGTTGCTGGGCAGTGACTGAATCCCAAACCTGCCGAGTCAGCGTTGCCGGATCAACTACCGGCGGCCAGAGCTGTTGCACGATGTTCCCTCCCGTGACCTACTGGTCGTCGCTGTTGCTGGGAGACTTCCACTGCTGTGCGAGCTCAGCCGCACGCTTCAAAGCCTCCTCCGGGGTCTGCGTCGCCGCAGACAGCGCAGCCAGTGTCTCAGCGTGCGCCTGCATCTCAGCGTCCGACTGAGGCATATCGGGCCCGAGAGACGCGGGAGCGTCGTCGGGGTAGGTGCCAGCCGTCACGGCCGCGTCGCCCGAAGCCTGCGGGTCGTCGACCGTCTTGGCCTGATCCGCCGGCGACTCCTGACCGGTCGCGGCTTCGTTCGGCCCGGCAGCGGCGGAGCCGTCCGGCTTCGTCATCGCCTGGTCGGCGGCCGGGGCCGGGTCGTCCGCTCCGGTCAGGTTGATGATGCCGAGCCGGCCGCCGCCCTCGCGCTCCCGCTCCGCCTGCATCACCCGTTCGTACTCGTCGGGCGTGGCGTCCTCGCCCTTCAGGTAGTCGACGACTTCCCGCACGGTGTGGTCTGCCGGGTTGTCGCCGGCCTGAAACTGACTCATGTTGCTTCCCTTCGATCTCAGTACATCCGGAACGGGCCCAGCTCTTCTTCGGTCTCCCGCGGATGGTCGCATGCCCATACTGCCGCTGTTCCGGCGACCAGGGTGGTAATGGACACGTCCGGGTCGATCTGCCAGGACCATGAACCGGTCGGCCCGGTGCGCCGTTTCCCGACGTGCTCGACCGCAGAATTCAGCGGAGCCTGCCCGATGTGTAGCACGGTCGGATGTGGCGCGGTGACACCCGTCTTGAACAGCGCGCACGCCGCGGAAAAGTCCATCTGAGACATACGGAGAAACTCGTTCACCCGCTCGCCGCGGATCCGGATCCCGCCTTCAGTCGCGATCAGCGCGTCGGCCACGTGCCTCGACGGGCCCGCGTTCTGGGTGGCTACCTGCCACACATCCCATTTCTCGCACAGCTGCCGCACCCCCGCACCCAGCCACGCGACCCCATCCCGGACCGTGATCACCTCGACCACCGCGACCCCATCCGGGCCGCGCCACGCGACCGCGATCGCCGCGTCGCGCCCGTCCGGATCCGCCTCGAAACCCAGCCCAACCGGGACACCAGGCGGGATCGGTCGCTTCGCCATAGCAGCCACCCACGCCGGCTGAGAGATCACCTGCCACCCGCCGATCGCGGACTGCACCCGGTTGCCATAGGCGCGGATGTACTCGCGCCGATTCAGTCCCTTCGAGTCCGGGTCGCCGGCCCGCCGCAGCTGCGTCGCGATGTGGTGGCGCATCTTCGCTTCCGGTGCCACGGGATGGAACCCGACCGCGGGATGGATCCCGAGACACGCCTCGACCAGCTGGTCATCGGACAGCTCGACGATGGGGATCCCGAACGGCTCATCTTCGATCGACCACTCGAAGTACGCCATCCCGGACCTGCGGTCCATCTCGACCGCAGCACGCCCCGTTTTCACGTCGCGGTTCAGCCCGGCCGACTCTTCCGTGCCCATCGTCGAAGTCTTGATCGCCTGACCATTCTTGGTCAGGAAGCCCGGCTGGTATGACGCCTCGAGCCCGTCCGCCGCGAGCAGATCGAACGCCCACCACTCGTCGATATCGACCATCTCCGGGGACTCACCGTGCATGTTCTTATCGTTCGGCGCGAACGGGATCAGGATCGACCCGGTCTCCTTCCACAGCAGCTTCCAGTGAGCGTTTGAAACCCACTGTTTGAGGCTTGGCGCGATCTCCGGAATATCAAGCATCTGGCCGGACGCGACCTCCCACCGCTTCACAGCTTTGGTGCCGTTCTGCGCCGTCATCCAGAACTCTCCGCGCCGAGTCATCCGCATGCGGTGCGCATACAGCGGGATCTTCAGCGTCGTCTTCCCGGCCTGCCGCGGGACCGTGATCACCGCTTCGTCGTACGCCCACCAGCCCGTCACCGGGTCGACCTCATTGATCACGTCATGGACATACGCCTGCCACGGCATCAGCGGCAGCCGCATCTGATACGCGAGCCGGGAAACCTGCCCGCCGTACGTCGGTCTATCGGGCGAGCGCGGTGTCGCCCACCGCGGGGCCGGACCCCACTCCGGACGCCAATCCAACGGGCTGTGAGTCAGTCGGGCCGGTGCGACCGGGGGCATCTGGAGATCCGTCACCGGGCTTCGCCTCCTCACCCAGCGGCAGCCGGGACAACAGCACCTCGAGCCGGCTCGACAACCGGGTCAGATCAGACGTTGAGATCCCCTTTTTCGAGCACTCCGCGGCGACCATCCTCGCCAGCGCGGCGTACGGCTCATGCTCGGGCTTGATCCGGCCCGCTGTCCGGGCCTGGTTGATCGCTCGAGCGACCGCTGTCCGCAGCGTCGGCTGCCTCCCCGTTGTCATGACGCGAGTGTAAGAGCAGGCTCAGCGACCGGCTCAGCTCCGCCGCATCATCGCGCGTCATCCGCGGCCGCATCGCAGCCGTAACCGTGCCGTTCACCTCGACCAGAATGTGCCCCGTAGTGACCACGGCGACGAACGAAGTCCCGCCCGGCAGATCACCCGCCAGCGTCACCCTGTTCATACGGCCGTGACCTTGAAAGTGTGCTCCGGGCGGACGATTCCCGCCCCGATCTGCCAGCACAGAGCAGCCTCGAGCCGATCGTCAAAGCGCGTCTCACCCCAATCGAACAACGGTCCGACCGGCTTGAAACCCGGCCGGCCACAGGACCAGCGGACCGACCTCGCCCAGCCTGAATGATCAGCGATCAGCCCCAGCTCGACACGCTCAAGCAGGGTTGTGCTGTACGTCATCACTCATCGCCCCGTTTCTGCCACTCCGAGAGCTTCACCAGCCCCCACCCCTCCCCGATCGGAACCTTCGCAGTGAACCGGGCATCATCCCAGCCGAAGTTCCCGACTCCCCGAACCACACCGTGAACCTCGACCGAATAACGCCCATCCCCCAGGACCACAGTCAGCCCCGAAATCTCACCCACAACAGCCCCGGACTCGTCCTCCATCGGGGAACCGCTCCTACTGAACTCCGCCATGCTTCGATCCTCCTCGAAATTCGCTGTACGCCGATCTAAGCCACTTCCAACACCCCCACCCATCCCCACACCCACAGCGACCCCTGCGCGTCGATCGTAGGTACCGCCACGCGGCGGCCGTGAGATGTCCCGTCCGGGGCAGGAGAGAGAGAATCGGAAGAGCGGCGACTTCCAGCGACAACCATCGCCAGGCCAAA